GATGCAAACGTTGCAAGAATACTTGCTACTGTGTCTAGACTTACTGAAGTCCCAATCAGTAAGATTAGAGGTAAAACTAGAAATGGTGAAGTAGTTGCAGCTAGACGTATATGTATGGTGCTTGTCAATGATAAGTTAGAATACAGTACAACTGTAAACGCTGCTATATTTCACAGAGATCATGCTACAGTATTACATGCATTCAAAGTACATTCTGATCTTATGGATGTAGACAAGGCGTATGAAGAGTTCTTCAACATCTGTGCTACAGCTGTAGGTATCAAAGGCATGTCTGATTGTAATGATAAGGATGACATGATTAAAAAGTTTGCAGCTCGTGTAGAATATTTGGAGCACGAGAACACTGAACTAAAACAACAGATTATTAACGTAAAAGAATTATTAACATGAGTTTACACGAACTAGAACTTGAAGGTGGATACACTGTTCAAGTAGAGTATACACACTCTGAATCGGATGATACTACAGGTTATAATGGTGGTGTCACTATTGATCACATATGGGCACATTTACAAGATAAAAATAAAAAGCTTGTAACCGTGGACCTCTTACACTTCCTAACTAAAACAGGAATTGTAGATGCAGAGGCAATTGCAGAAGAAGTAGAATCTGAAATAAAAGAATATGAGCCAGATCCAGATGCCTATCGCGACGATGTCTAATCTAATAAAAGTAAAAGATGAAGAACAAAGGAAAGCACTTAACAATTGGGCTAAACATAAGTTTACTGGTAGTATCATTGCTGGTACTGGTTTCGGTAAGTCAAGGTGTGGAGTCATCGGTGTGGGTAAAAGCCTGGATAGTACTGAGTCTGGCAAGGGTCTTGTGCTAGTTCCTACTAATCAACTTCAAGAACAGTTTCGTGAAGAGTTTATTAAGTGGGGATATGAGCATGTATTAGATCGTGTTGATATTCTTTGCTATGCTTCTGCATACAAACTAGAAGGCGAGCACTATGATGTAGTTGTTTGCGATGAGATACATCTTGGTCTATCTCCTGAGTACCGCAAGTTCTTTGAGAACAATACTTGGGATAGGCTATTGTGTATGACTGCTACACCTCCAGAGGATTTTGAATACAAAGAGATATTGTATGCAATGGCCCCAACGGTGTATACCATCTCGCTTGACAAATGTGTTGAGCTTGGATTGGTTTCTCCCTATGAGATTATATGTGTACCTATTGAACTCACAGCGGTAGAACAAGAAGAGTACAAGAAAGCAAACAATACATTTGTTTATGCTAAGTATTGTCTTGGACAGTTTGATGCATTCGATAGAGCTAAGCACATCATGGGAGCTGGTAAATTTACTGCTAGCAATGCAGACAAAGCAGCAGCTGCACAGTTCTATCGTTCTATCAGAGCGCGTAAAGCTGTAGTAGATCATGCTGATGGTAAAATTGCAGAGCTACAAAAGATTGTTATCAAGAACATAGGAGAAAAGATACTTGTGTTTGGTGGTAGCAATGAGTTTACTAATAAACTTGCAGATGCAACAGAAACATTCTCTACTGTATATCACAGTGGTAAGACTAAGAAGCAAAGAGAACAAGCGTTAGCTGATTTCAGATCAGGCGACAGGCCTGTGCTGTGTTCAACTAAAGCTTTGAATCAAGGCTTTGATGTTGCTGATGCAACCATGGCTGTAATATGCGGGCTAACTAGTAAAGCCTTGACTATGATACAACGAGTGGGTAGGATTATCAGGTATCAAGAAGATAAACGTGGTAAGATTATTTGCTTGTATGTAAAGGATAGTCAGGAAGAAAAATGGCTGCGCAGTAGTGTTAAAAAATTGAATAATGTTACCTGGTTATCTTGATAATCAGGTGCATTTTTCGTAAATTTACAAGCTTATGCAGGTGGAAATTGACATAAATTTATTGATAGAAAATGAGATTAGTGCAGATGATTATCTTGCACTCTATGCTGTATACAGAGGCGGATTCAAAACCCTAGAAAAGCTGAAGCTGTCACCTAATTGGGAGGTGCTACAGTCAAAGGGATTTGTAAAGCTTGGTGCAACAGTTGAAGAGCATATCATTAGACAAGAGTTTATTGATTTATTTTCTTCAGACTTTGACCAGATGTTTGCAGAACTGATTAGTACTTATCCTATGAAAGTATCTACAGGTAGAGGCTACAGAGTATTACGTGCAGCTGATCCATCTTGCAAGTCTAATGCAAAAGCAAGAGCAAAGTACAGTGCAATTGTAGGCACAAAAAGATTTAAGCACGAGAAGATTATGAAGTTGTTAAAGACACAGCTTACAGTTGAACGTGACAGATTGGAGTACATGCAAAAGCTAGAGACTTGGCTCAATAATTATACATGGGAAAAATACATTAATATAGACGAGAATGCAGAACAATCAGAAAACCGAATCACAAGGCGACTCTGATGTATTCCAAACTAGAGGATTTCAAAGAATAGATAGGGCTGTTAATCAGTCAATAGCAATTGTAAAGCAAGCCAAACTTGGTAAGCGCAATGTGTTAGCTACGTCTTGGAAAAGGTTAAACAAGAATCTTTTAGGTGGATTACAGAAGGGTAAGATGTATGTGATAGCTGGCCGTCCCGGTGTGGGCAAGTCAGCATTCAGTAACCAGCTTGTGTTTGATGTACTAGATACAAACAAAGACAAGAAGATCATAGTATTGTATTGGACCTTTGAAATGCCAGGTTACCAGCAGGTAATGCGTAGCGCATCAAAGGATGTAAAGAAGCAAATGTCAGATTTATTATCTGTAGAGTCACCTCTATCAGATATAGATTTCAAGACGTATGCATCTAAGGTACAAAAGTATGGTAACTATCCTATATACTTCAACAACATACCTCGTACAATGGAGTATATAATGAACACAAACGAGGAACTATTTAATCAGAATCCTAGTCATACAGTAATTAACTTGTTCGACCATTCACGTTTGATACGTGGTAATGAAGACACAGAATTACGTAGACTAAATACAATATCCAAGGGTTGTATGTGGATGCAGTCAAAGCTTGGAGTTATTAATATATTATTATCACAGCTCAATCGTAACATAGAACAAGAACATCGTGCTAAGAATCAGTATCAGCCACTACTAACAGATTTGTTTGGTGGTGACTCTATTGGTCAAGATGCGCATGTAGTTATGATTCTTAATCGTCCCTATGATTTGTATGGTATTACAGAAACATACTGCGGCGAGAACCCAGAAGGCCTGCTTGCATGTCACATGGAAAAGAATCGTGATGGCTTGCTTGGTATGATTGGCTATGAAGCAGATATGAGTACATTTAATATTAAAGAAAGAAACTAATGGAGCTACCAAAAACCGTGGTAAAGGCGAGCCGTAAATCGCCTAAGAACATGATTATCTATGGTCCACCTAAGATAGGTAAGACTACAGTATTATCGCAGTTGAAAGACTGTTTGATTATCGACCTTGAAGAGGGTTCAGATATGGTTGATGCTTTGAAGATCAAAGTTAGCAACTTGAAAGAACTTGCTGAGGTTGGTAAGGCTATCATGAAAGATGGCAAACCATACAAGTATGTGGCTATTGACACTATCTCCAAGTTGGAAGAATGGTGTGAAGCTGAAGCTAAAACTATATACATGCAAACTCCTATGGGTAAAAACTTTGAACAGAAGAACCCTGGTGCATCAGTACTATCATTGCCAAACGGCGCTGGCTATTTATATTTACGTATAGCCTACAAGAAATGGATAGACAGACTGAACAAGCTAGCGGATCATGTTATCTTAGTTGGCCACCTGAAGGACAAGATGCTTGAGAAGAAAGGCAAAGAGGTTGCTGTAAAGGACCTTGATTTGACTGGTAAGATCAAGCAGATTACATGTGCTAACGCTGATGCTGTTGGTTATATCTACAGAGAAGACGATGAGACTATGATTTCATTTAACTCTATGGATGATGTAACTGCAGGTTCACGTTGCAATCACTTAAAAGGTAAGACCATGCCTTTAACTTGGTCAGATATATTTATAGATTAATTAACCGCGTAAAATTTTAAATCATGATTGAAGCACGCACAAACAATCCTGGCGAGGTCACGCAGAAAAACGAAACACCAAACACTATTACAGTATCTATGATCTTGGAAGATCTTGACAACGGTATTGACCGTACAGGTATCCAAGAGAAGTATGGTCTTGAGAAGTGGGAAGTAACACAGATGTTTCAGCATCCAGCATTGAAGGGTAAGAAAGCTAGAAAGATCCGTAAGTTATCTTTCAACTTTGTAGATGATACAGCTGTAGATCCTAACCAGACTAGCATTCCTGTAGAAACTGCACCACATGTAGATGTACACACAGAAGCATCTATGGTTGTAGAAGCTACACCTGAGTTACAAGATCCTTTTATAGGTGAATATGGTGATGGTGATAAAGATGAATTTTAATTATTAAACTAGTTTATTTATGGCAATTAAAAGCAATGACAGTAATGTCGAGGTATCAGGCGGTGGAGTAAAACTTTACTCTGGGCTTGGTAATTTTAAAGTGATCGCAGTGAACCCTACATTGGCAGAGCTGCACGACTTAGGTATCATGGTAAAACAAGATCCTAACTATTTCGTTGAACTAAACGGAACTGAGTATTTCAAACTAACATTCTGGATTAAGAACGCAGATCTTACTACAAGATTTGATATTCTTATGAACGGATCAGAGCGTGTATCACAGACAGGCAAGAACCAGTGGATTAATGCTATTGGTCAGTCTACCTGGTCTGATGGTGAGCCTGAGTATGATTGGTTCAAGAAAGAAGGTTTGCGTAAAGCATTGACCGGTGAAGAAACTCTTATCAACTTTGTTAAGCAGTGGGCTAACGTTGCTAATGGCGATGAAGCTTACTTTGATAGCATAGCTAAGATTGTTAAGGGTGACGTAACTGAGGTTAAAGCTTTGGTTAAACTTCTAGAAAACAATGAAGTTAGATTATTAATCGGTGTTAAAGATGGTAAGTATCAAACTGTGTACACAAAAGTATTTGGCCGTGTGAAGCCGCAGCGTGATGACATCTTTGTTAAAAACCTAAACGATGACTACGGTACATTCAATGCTGAGTTTGATACTACTCTTTCTTGGGGTGTATTTACTCCTGAACTAGCTGTAGTTACTCCAGACGCTGACTCTGATAATGTATCAGAAGATGAAGACTGGGTGTAACATCGTAGTAATATGGCCATCTAAAATGGGGAGCTAACAACTCCCCATTTTTTATGTACATTTGCACACTTATGATTAAAAGTAGGAGTAGCGAAGATGTCTTGACAAAAGAAACTATCTTAACAAGGATTAGTGAGTTAGATATATTTAAGTACTACTGCAGTTCTTTTAAGGAGTTAGGCAAATCATTTTGTAGTGAGCTTAGGCAAGATAAGAAGCCAGGTGTTAATATTGTATTTTGGAAAGGTAAACTTTTATACAAGGACTTTGCTTATCCCGATCATACATTTGATTGCTTTGGCTATGTTATGGCAGCATATAATGTATCATTTTATTCTGCCTTGCGTATAATTGATAATGACTTTGGTTTGAATCTTGCATCTTATAAAACAGAGATGGCTTTTACTAAAGGATACTTAGGCTACAGATCTAATATTAAACTTGAAGATAAGAAAGTAACTATTATTAAAAAGAAGTCTAGGCCTTGGAAAAAGAAAGATGCAGAATTTTGGTCGCAGTACTTGATTAGTAAGAAAACTTTGATTAAGTTTGCAGTTAGCCCTATCTCACACTATTGGATTAATGACAATAGATTTACATGCAAGCTTAGCTATGCATATAAGATAGGGAATAAATATAAGATCTACTCTCCTCGTGAAGAGGTAAAGTGGATGAGTAATACTAACGCTAAACAAATTCAAGGATATGATCAATTACCTAACAAAGGGGATCTCTGTATTATCACATCATCTCTCAAAGATGTTATGTGCCTTTTCGAGATGGGTATCCCTGCAGTCGCCATGCAATCTGAAATGCAACTGCCACTGCGCAAAACAGTAGAAGAGTTGCAACAAAGGTTTAAACAAGTTGCAGTATTTTATGACAATGACTTTACTAATCCTAACAACCCAGGTCAGACTATGGCTAAAAGGATTTGTAAGGAATACTATCCAATGAGAAATATTTATTTACCAGAGGACTATGGCGTAAAAGATTTGTCAGACTATATTGCTAAATTTAAACACACAGAAGGATTAAAAACATTGATAGACATACAATTGTGAAACGACGCACACGAAAACCAAAGAATAAGAAAGTAAGAAACGCTACCACTAAGGTATATAAAGGTATTAAGTTCAGGTCTAAGCTTGAACTTTTTACGTATAAGAAGTTAGAGGAAGCAGATATAAAATCGCTGTACGAAAAGAAAAAGTACGTGCTACAAGAAGGCTTTCATTATACTGCGGAGTGCCATGAACCTCACAAAACAAAAGGCTATGTTAACAATACATACAAGGTTAGAGATATTACATATACTCCTGACTTTGTAGATCCTAATGGCAAGTGGGTTATTGAAGTAAAGGGTTTTGCTAATGACGTTTTTCCTTTAAAATGGAAACTGTTCAAGAATCATCTTATGCAGTTGGAGAATCCTCCAATACTGTACTTACCAAAGAACCAAGGCCAGGTTCTTAAGACAATAGAATTAATTAAACAACTTTAATTTATGGAATACACAGAAGATTTGCTCCTCCGTTTGGATGGGCTTGGGATTGATATGTCTAATGGTCCCGTAGACACTAAGCGGCAGCTTGCTAAGCTGTACGAACAAACAAGGTACAATACATTTGGATACCTTGAAGACTTGGAAAAGTTTGATAAGATCTTTGAGCCTGTATATGGTTTGGAGTTCTTCATCCTAGTTAGAGATGTACAACAACAGTTCTTTAAAGAACTTAGGTACTCTGAACTGGCTAGTGAATTAAATGAAATACACAAACAAAGTAAAATAAATAGACATGAGTATAAAAACGATTGACAAACAGATCAAAGGATCTGAAGGCCTTGCTAAGAAGATTAACAAGGGCGCAGAAAAGATGGTCTTTGACATCTTGCAGTCTACGCAGTACTCTACACCTATCCCGTCTACTATACGTGAGTTGGCTACCAACGGTGCCGATGCTCAGCGTGAGAAGGAGATAGCTATAGAGATACTAACTGGTCAGGCAAAAGCTGAAGACTATTATATTGAACGCCATGGCGAACAATACAATGACAGTAACTTTGATATAAGTTACTACAATCTAGATTACCTAGATACAGATAACAATACTGTACAGATTACATACAAAGAGAATGAAGGAACAGGATACTGCGATGTAGTTACCATAAAAGATTATGGTGTTGGTATTGGTGA